TCCCCGTGGTAAAATAAAAGTACACGACTCTTCGAACACATCTCGTGAATACTGAAAATCAAAAGTATAAAATGTTGACGCGTTGTATTCCAATAACCGGAATTCGTGGTATGCGCGGCACCATTGGTTACAATACGAATAAAGGACAAGAAATAGCCATATGTGTCGACGGAACATCAAATGAGATGTTCCACGTTCTTATTCACGAACTCGCACACTGCACAGTTGATGAGTATTCTCACTCCCAGGGTTTTTGGGACAATTATGTAGAACTCCGAGATATGTGTATTGAGATTGGAATATACGAAAAAATTCCAGATAGAAAGGCTTTCTGTGGTCAGAAAATACAGGATAAATAATCTTCTTTACATATATTAAATGAAAACCCCTCTCAGTGTCTTACTGACGGTTATCTTATACTACATCGCCATATATGGGATAACAATCATACCACACATCAGTAACAACTATTATGGGAATTTGATCATTCTCACATTGGTGATACCAAACATCTTTAGACATATTGTGGGAAGTGTGCCACGCTTGGCTGTTGATCGTTTGTTTGTATTTTCGACGACGGTCATCGCGTTCGTGATAACTTTTCTCATGAACAAGTTGTGGGGTGATACGAAAGACGCGGTAAAAGAGTACGGGAGTGACAGAAGCAAGACACTTAAATTGAGTGCCTTGCTCATGACAGCTTTTACTGTTGGAGCGTTGATTACCTATTATTCAGGTATTGATAATTCAATCTATTCAAATATGGGTTGGGAATCAAATCAGGGTTTCACAATGTAATTTTTTGCGATGTAGAAAGCCAATGCCGCAACCAAACCGGTTGAAGCCAAGCCAACCATACTTCGGTTTCCTTGTTCATTGAGAAACTTCGGAATTGAAGTAACGAGCTTGTCTTGAACTGGCTTAGACACAGCGATAGCTGCAGCTAACCCCGCGACGAGGGAAATCAACTGATCGTCTGTAAGGTTGAAAGGATTCTTACTTTCTGGCTCTTTTTCCTTGGTTTGGGGCATTGGAGCAAATCCACCCTGGGGGTTTGGCGCTGTCATCTGTGGCATCATACCCTGCATTCTGGGCTCATCCGTCATCATTGGGGGTTCCATCATGATATCATTAATGGGGGTAGAATCCATCGTCTCTTTATTTGGGTGTATATTTTTTTCAGCTTCATTATTCACAAAAGATGTGGTTGGGTTGGTATTCAGAGGTACCATACCGTCACCATTATCAGACAAATTCAACGTACTCACTTGGGGTGAAGCCATTTAACTATACTCTATGTTTTTTGATAAAAATGAAAACGCAACTATTTTCTCTTGGTGATCGTTAGGGCTGTCTTCTTGGTTGCCTTCTTGGCATCTTCCTCCTTCTGCTCGAGGTGTTTGGGATTGTACATCTTCTTGTGGAGTCTCCAGAGCTCTGGTCCCCCAACCTTAAAATTCTTTCTGAGAGTCGCCTTGTACCAGAATACACAATCCTGTATCTTGTTAGATTTCACGGTATTATCTAACACGAGGCATTCGTAGTTTTCGGTACACGCGTCCATCACCTTACAGAACATGTCGAAGGAGGGGAAGATACCAAAGAAAGACTTGTACAACTTTTCTCTATTTTGAATAATGTTTTCCCTGAGTATAAAGACATAATCGACATTGGCGCGAAGTGCTGGTGGGAGATCCATCACGTACTGCATAGTCAACATGAAGAATATCTTCCAATGGCGTCCATTCATAAAACACTGGCGGATACAGGTATCCTTTAGAAATTTGGAATCGTACATACAGTCATCTAGGAGCATGAAAGCTCCGCAGTTTTGTTTACCACCACCCACCAATTTTCTCTGCCTCGCCATGACTCTCTCTATCGCGTCTCTGTCATAATCACCGTATATGAAGAGATCTGGAATGAATTCAGAATAAAAGTGATTACCCTCTTCAGTTCCAGAGAGGACAATTCCCGCCGGAAGATGCTTTTTATGGAACATAATATCTTTTACCAATGTGGACTTACCAGTATTACGTTTGCCTATGAACACACAAACCCTGTCATCTGTTATACTTTCGGGTTTGAATTTCCTCAACTGAAGGTTCATTCTAATTTAGTGTCTCGTTTTATTTACCAAAATTTTACTCATATAGAGTAGGAATGGCTGGTCGTCTGAGACTCGCCGCAACAGGTATCCAGGATCAATGGCTATCAGACGAACCACAATTTTCATACTTCCTGATGAATTTTAAAAGGCACACTAAGTTTTCTGTAGATGTTTTAGAAAATCAGTTTGATGGCACTGTGGATTTTGGAAACGTTATAGAGTGTAGGATTCCCATAGATAAGGGGGATCTTATAAAGAATATGACCCTGAAGGTGACTTTAAATGACCCAACCCCCGATGAAACGGGAAATGACACCATTTGGTCACCCTCTATAATCACACATATGATTGAGTATGCAGAACTTTTGATTGGTGGTCAAGTTATAGAGAAAATCACGGGTGAATATATTTATTTGTACCAGCAACTTCATAATACGAATGATGATATCGATCAGACCCTCTATTTTTTGAATGGGCACGGTAACATACTGAGTTACCAGGGTGATTATACCTATTTTCTCAATCTTCCATTTTACTTTTACAGAAATTCAACTCTGGCCATACCAACCTGTGCCCTAACTAAACACATTGTGGAAGTTAAACTTAAATTACGACCTCTGAAAGAAGTGATATTTAACAGCGGCCTCCCCGTGGGCGCACCTTACGATATCCCAGATGGAGTACAGGGTTCAATTCGTACAATGTCTATAGATGCAGATTTTGTATATTTATCTGAAGAAGAGAGGCAGTATCTGATGTCCTACCCCATCGATTATGTGATCACACAGGTTCAACTGGCGCAGTTCAAAATGAAAGTTGGCGAAACCAAGAGGTCTGTGATGTTGAATTTCCAACACCCTGTTAAGGAACTTTTCTTCGTTTCTCAATCGGAAGAAGCTGTTGAAGATAACGACCCAAATTGGTACAATAGCATTAAAAATGTAGAACTTCGTTTCAACAATGAAGTTGTTTTCAACAGGGATACAAAGTTTCTAGTATACGAACAATCTCTGAAACATCATATAAATAGTCCATCGTCTGCGAACATCGCCACATTTGGTATGTATTCATTTTCTCTTAAACCCGAGGTATATTATCCGACAGGGCAGGTAAACATGAGTCGTATTACCCACAAGATGTTGACTGTGGAGATTATTCCCAATAACTACGCGGAAGCCAACAAGACCCGGATATACGCAATTAACTACAATGTTCTGAGATTTGAGAGTGGTTTAGCTGGATTAAAATTTTAGGTGGATATAATAGTAATGGCTGGTCGTGTCCAACTTTTGGCTTCTGGACCCCAAGAGCAGTTCTTCACAGACAATCCAGACTACAGTCATTTTTTGGAAAGTTTCAAGAAGCATTCAAATTTTTCACGGGAATATGTCGACCTGGATCCCGTAAACCAGATTGATTTCGGAAAGACTGTCAGGTTTAAGGTTCTCCAAAATCAAGGTGACCTATTGAAAACTTTGAGTTTGAAAATTAAACTTCCAGAAATTGGTACATCGGGGGTCGCTTACATAGAATCTGTTGGTCACGCGATCGTTGAACACGCCGATGTAATCATTGGGGGCAAAATCATTCAGAGATTGACGAGCGACTATCTCCAAATATATTCAGAGCACAATGTTACCCAAAGTAAACAAAACGCACTCAAGCACCTGATTGGTAAATATGAAAAAAGAACCGCGGATGTACAGGTCGCTAACCGTCTCATAGTCGCGAGTAGTGCTTTGGGAAACACGAAGGATGTGGATTTTTTTGTGGATTTACCCTTTTACTTTTACAACCACCCAGAGTTGGCGATACCCCTCTGTGCTATAAAAAAACAAGAAGTTGAGGTCGAGATCAAATTGAGAGACGTAAAGGACCTCGTAGTGAGAATAGATGGTGCCTATCCAGATCCATTCACGGAAGATATTAAGATACAGGAATTTAAATTGTGTACAGAAATTGTATTTCTAGACTGCACCGAGCGAATTAAAATTGAAAAAACACCCCGAGACTACCTGATTTCACAACTACAACAAAACGTCTTCAATGTCGACGCTGGTGTGAACTCCGACACCTTCAAATTAGATTTTTCAAACCCGGTGAAGGAGTTGTACTTTGTGATCCAACGGCGGGGTAAGATTGGTAACAATGAATTTCAGTTCGTAACACCCTTTGACTATGACAACACCTCTGCTGTACAGGATGGGAAGTACATACTCTACGAAAACCTCGACCACCTGATACTCACACTGGATGGTCAGGACATTATAACCAGGGAAACGGGTAGCGTCATATTTCTCAAGGCGGTTCAGGCTGCGATCCACCACTCCAAGACCCAGCTCATTAGGCGTTTTTATTCGTACAGTTTCGCACTTCAGCCGGAGGAGTGGTATCC